GTTTGGAGAGTTGCAAGCGTTCAAGAAACGCGGATGGGGCACTGAGGTCACCATCATCAATAACAATTTCGCGGGCCGCATCATCGGCACGGATCCAATCGTCATTGAAAGTGGCTACGACCTTGGCCGGTGGAGCGCGCTTGCCCCAATACATCCAGTGTGCCATAACAAACCCGTTGATTTTGGAACCAGCAAGTCTGTCTTCGACTGTTTTGCGCAGGTCTGAGAGTGTTTGCCTCTCGCAAACAAGCTCGGGCCTGCGCCTGATGGTGTCGCGATCAAAAACAATGTCGCTGCACCCAAGAGCCCTGGCACGCTTTGCGTTGTAATCTCCAACGGCCAAAGCATAATATCGCACAAATGGAGTTTGCGCAGCAGCAATGGCACGATTGTAGGCGGAGGTTGCAATTTCTGCGAATTGCGCTCCGTTCAGGGGAGGAGAAATCCCATCTACGACTTCCGCTGCCTGTGCGGAGGCTAGGCATAAACGCTGCATGTTTTTCTTGACTTTAACAAGCGCGTATGTGTGACCAGCCTTCGACATAAAAAGGTAACGGGAAAGCACCTCGAGAGACATACCATTCTCCGAGATGATAGGTTCGATCGTCTTGCCGTAAGCTTTGTATGCTTCGACAATCTCAGCTGCATCCTTGTAGTCGCGCGCATCGAAGACGGTATCGTCTCCGTCGCCTACGTCGACATCCCTCTTCTCCTGGGTCGCGTCAAGACCAGGAGGTGAAGGTACTTCAGCTGAAGTGTGCCACGCACCATCATCATTGGTGATCGTGGCGATGTGGGCTTGAAGTTGGGTGTATGCATTGCAGCCATTGTTGAAGCGAAAACGCATGCCGTTTTCCCAAAAATCCGCTGCTGCCCGCACACCCCTGAAGCGCGCAATCTCGGCTGTCCTCAAAATGAGAACTAATAGGCGATTGTAGATACTGGTTCCACGTTCGCCTGAAAAAAGAATGCCGTCTTCAGCGTCAAGAGAAACGATGAAGCTGCGTAGCTCCCACACCACTTGTCCAGTCCATGACCGTTTAGGCCCATCAAGCAATGGGTCAACGGGCTCTGACAAGGATTCCAAAAAGTCAATGATCTTTTGCGCGCAACGTTTGACCAAACGTACGACAGCCTTTTTCTCAAAGGCGTGCCATGACGAGTCCATTGCAGCGAAATCACAAGATGCGAGACGGAGTCCTTTGCCTAAAAGCCCACCAAGCTTGGCGTCGGTCTGGGCCATGGTGTAGCCCTTGCACATGAATCCAGGAAACATGTAACAAAACATCTGTTCAAACGGAGAAACGTAGGCAGCTGATGCAGCTGCGTCGCTCTGGCCGGGATTGCCGATAAGACGTGGACGCTTATCAAGCGCCAGGCCTATTTCTGAGCCCTTGACGAAGCCTTTCAGCTTGTGCATGCGTTCGAAAGGGGATTCCTCTTTCGCTTTTTCGCGCTGCGTCTCGGACCAGGCATTGGGCAATCTGCTCTCCTTAAAACAAATGCGTAAACCACCTTCAAAGGCGGCAGAGATAGTGGCCTCTGCCAGGTCGCTCGCCATGACAAAACGTTGCATTGCTTTGTCGGTATATTCATAGCGAGTGCCTGCGGCGAGATGCCGCTCTACCCCCTTGTACTCATTAATGGGATCCTTCGCCTTGAGGGATCCCGAGCACGTGACGATCATTGGTCCGATCTGATGATCGGACTGGAGCACACGCACATCATCAGCATCGGCCATGTCAATCACCTTGTCGAATCCACGTTCGATACCATTAGTGATTTGTTGGTCGCTCTTCGGCTTGACGGTCACGCTTTCGCGTAACTCGCGAGCTGGTGCTTCGCTGATGCGCTGTGGGATTACTGGTGGTCCGGTGCCCTGTGCGGACTCAATTGCTTCATCGTATTCGT